ATTTCCGCCGTCTTTTTGGAGAAGCAGCCTGAACTGGCGGGAACTGGCGAGATTGCAGATCATGATTGGCGTACCGGCAGGGAACAGCCCCGATTGGAAAGCGTGGGTGTTGGGGCCGAGAGTTATGGGGCTCTTGTGGCTAGCTGGTGTGAACGTCATATGGGTATGACCTTGATGCCGTGGCAGATTCATGCGTTGTCTGGGCAGTTGGCTCATGATGAGACTGGTGTTTTGCAGTTCCGTGAGTCTTTGGTAAGTACGGCTCGACAGAATGGTAAGTCTGTTGCTTTGCAGGCTTTGATTGGGTGGTGGATGACTGAGGGTGCTGTTATTCGTGGCGGGCCTCAGTCTGTGATGAGTGTTGCTAACAAACTTGATCGTGCTGAGGCCATCTTTCCTTTGCTAGCCAACATTCTTTGCGAAACTTTTGGTGGTAAGAAACTTGCTGCTATTGGCCGTAAATCTGTTGAGATGCCAGACGGCTCTAGGTGGGAAATTCGCGCTGCTACTAAAAGCCTTCACGGCGGGTCTCATGACCTGATCGTTTGTGACGAACTTTTTGATATTGATTCAGAAGTTGTCGATTCAGCCCTGCGCCCCAGCCAGATTGCGCGCAAGTCACCACTGCTTTCTATGTGGTCTACAGCTGGCGACCAGCACAGTGAAACCATGATTAAGTTACGCCAGCAAGCCATAGCCGATATTGACAAAGGCGTTGCAAGCCTGTTTTATTTTGCTGAGTGGAGCATGCCGTCACACTTGTCGCCACTGGACGAAAAAAACTTTTGCTGGGCTAACCCTAGTTTGGGAACCACAATAACGATTGACGCGCTGAGGGCCGTGTCAAAAAAAGACTCGTTTCTACGTGCGCACCTGAACCAGTGGATTACGGCTAGAGGGGCATGGCTGGATTTAGGTGTTTGGGAAAAAAATCAAACAGATATTCCCATGCCTAAAGGTGGCATTCTTAGTGTGGATTCGTCAGTTGATGACGCTCGCTACTGTGGCGTAAGAGCCGTAGAAGTCGAGGGCACAGTCATAGTCCAAACTGAGTTTGTGGTTGAGACCGAGGCTGACATGTGGACAGCCATCGCCAGGGTCATGGAAAACACAGAAGTGCAGCTGCTAATCACGCCCACTTTAGAAATCCACGTGCCGGTCAATTTGCGCAGGCGAACCACCATCACTGGCTATGCAGAACTGACTCGCTTTACAAGTCTTGTCCGTTCAATGATTCACGAAGGCAAAGTCAAGCACCACGGCGAAAGCCTTTTAGCAGATCATGTATCAAGGGCAGTGCTAGTCAAAACACCGTCAGGAGCTGTCATCAGCAGTCAGCGTTCACCTGGCCCAATCGAACTTTGCCGATGCATGATTTGGTCAGTCTCGCAAGTGTCTAAACCAAAACAGGCTGCAAAGCCAATGATGGTTGTGGTAAATCGCTAAGATTACGGCGGTACTGCTCTTGTCGTTGTCGGGATGATTTGAGCAGTACCACACCACACCAGCAGAAAGTGGCATACTTCCCCTATGGGTATTTTTAATAAGCCAGTTACTAAAGCGGCAATTTCTACACCATCGGTGCAGGCTGCAGTGGGATATGCCCCTACAGGTAACAGCACAAACCCATTAAAAAACCTTTACAATTACCAGTCTGGATTTGCGCGTGACCGTGCCATGACTTTGGCAACTGTGTCTAGATCGCGTGACCTGCTCGCTTCCGTTATTGCTTGTATGCCGTTAAAAATGTACGGCGAAATGTTTAACGATGTGACTGGCGAAATGGAACAAATCCCGCTAGCGCCACGTTCGTGGCTACGCCAGCCAGACCCTGCCGTCACTTACAACCACATCATGGCTTATACGCTTGAGTCGCTCCTGTTTTACGGACGCGCTATGTGGTACATCACCGAGCGCACCCAAGATGGCTTTCCTTCAAAGTTTCAACTTCTACCGATGGGCTCTATCCAAACAGCAGACGAGGAAGGCCCAGTTTTTTATCAGCCTTCCAAGGCCATTAGTTTTGCCGGCAACGAACTTGACTACCGAAACGTCATTCAATTTCTTAGCCCAATTCAGGGCATCATTTACAGCTCTGAGCAGACCATTGCCACAGCGTTGAAGGTTGAGCAGTCAAGGTACAAAAATGCTCAGTCGAGTTTGCCGTCTGGCGTTTTGAAGCAAACTGGTGGCGAGCCTTTAAGCGCACAAGAGTTGTCAGAAATTGGCGCTGCTTTCCAAGAAGCTCGACTGACTAGCCAAACTGCCGTCCTAAACGAGTTTTTAACTTACGAGGCGAGCACTGCCACACCTGACAAGATGCTCATGATTGAGTCTGCCCAGTATTCAGCATTAGACCTGGCACGCCTATGCGGTGTTCCCCCCTACCTTGTAGGCGTTGCCACTGGTGCCTATGCCTACACGAGCAGTGAGCAATCACGCGCTGACCTATACATTTTTGGTGTCAAGCCATACGCCGATTGCATTGCCAGCACATTGTCAATGAATAACGTGCTCCCACGTGGCACCTATGTAAAGTTTGATACAAAGAGCTACTTAGAGGAAAACTATGTAGCAGACAAAATGCCCGACACCGAACCACAAGAAAACACTCAGGAGTCCCTTGCATGATCCGTTTTACCAGCTCAACATTTAGCGTAGATGCCGCCACAGAGGACGGCCCTAAGCGAACCATTACCGGCATTGCCCTGCCCTACAACACCGAGGCCACAGTCTCAGGTGGGCAGGTAGTTTCCTTTCTGCCAGGCTCACTTCCTACAGAGGGCAAAGCGCCAAAGCTTTACATGAGCCACGATGCCAGCCAAGCCATTGGCCTTGTAACCGAGCGCACAGATGACGATGAAGCTATGTACTTCACAGCCAAAGTTTCAACCACAGCGCTAGGCGATGAAGCCCTTATCTTGGCAGCCGATGGCGTACTCGACTCAGTGTCGGTAGGCGTGAACCCAACCAAGTTTAGTTTTAACGATGATGGAGTCATGATCGTGGAAGCAGCCGACTGGATGGAGTTGTCACTTGTACCACAGCCAGCCTTTGCAGGTGCTACCATCACAGATGTTGCAGCAAGTATCCCCACATCCGAGGATAATTTGAGCAATAATACAGAAACGGCACCCGATGAGCCTGAACCCACAGAGCCACAGGAGACCGAAGTGTCAGAAACCCCAGTTCCAGAAGTAATCGAAGCATCAACAGTTTTTGCTCAGCCGAAGCGCAAGTTTGATCTACCAACACCTGGCGAGTATCTCGCTGCAATGCACATTGGTGGCACCACGTTTGACAATGTTGCTGCTGCAGCACGTGACTATGTTGCTTCTAAGCAATCAGCTTTCCAATTTGCAGCTGGCGATGTTTTAACAACTGACACCCCAGGCCTTTTGCCTGTGCCAGTGCTCGGACCTGTGTTCGCGAATCTTAACCAAGCAATTCGCCCAGTTATTGCAGCTATTGGCGCTCGCGCATATCCAGACGGCGGAACTCAGAAAACCTTTATCAGACCTACTTGGACTACTCATACCAGCGTGTCCACTCAGAGCACAGAGCTCACAGCAGTATCAGCAACTACCCCAGTTATTGCCTCAAATGTAATCAGCAAAACTACGCTGGCTGGGCAAGTCCAGCTCTCAATTCAGGATGTGGACTTTACGAGCCCCGGCTCGATGGACATCATCATTAATGACTTGATGGGACAGTACATGCAGGCTTCCGACAACCTCGCTGCTGACGGCCTTGTGGCTGGTGCAACTGCATCAGGCGCTACATGGACAGTAACAGCCAACGACCCAAGCACTTTGATTTCAGCCATTTACACTGCTGCATACAACATTTTGCTAGACACAAACTTCTTGCCTGATCACATTTTCGTGGCACCTGGCGTATGGCAAGCTCTTGGCGCACAGCTAGACGTAGACAAGCGACCAGTGTTTCCATACGTGGGTGCAGCAGGACTTATGGGTGTCAATGGTATGGGCTCAGCCAATATCACAGTGGCTAACACTTTTAACCCATTCGGCTTGAACCTTGTCGCTGACCGCAACTTTGCGGCTGGCACTATGGTTGTAGCTCGTGGCGCTGCTATCGAGTTTTATGAAAGCATTCGCGGATTGCTTACACGTGACGAACCATCCACATTGGGCAAAGTCATGAGCTATCACGGCTATGCCTCATTGTTTGTGGCTGACGCAAAGCAAGTACAAAAAATCGCACTCGCTTAGTCTGAAAGGCGGCTACCGCCGATGGCTACATACACAGTCACTTTTAAGCAACTGCTAGACAACTACGCAGTGCTACAAACACTGACCGATACTGAAATAGAGGTGGGGCAATCCATCACTGTCACAAATGTTGGTGCACCCTTTAACGGCACGTTCGTTGTCTATGCCATGCCTAAGTATGAGTACATCGGCATAGACACTGAAGGTGATCTGTTATTTGACGCTAATGTCAGCATTCCTAACCAGGTGCTGTTTGCTTGCACCGGCACAGATGTTGGTCGCATTGCATCGGCTGGCACGATTACCTATACGCAGGATTGCACGTGGATAAGCATTGCTCAGCTGGTCACATATTTGGGCGTAGAAATCTTAAGTCCATCAGATGACTACACGCTGGCAACGCAAGCCCGAAACGCAGCCAACGATTTCTGCTATCGCCGCAGGCAAGAGTCTGGCTATTTTGACAGCCTGACAACTTCACCTGGGCACGATGTCACGCTAGGCACCCTGATGTATGCAGCTGCACTTTGGAGAGCTCGAGGCAGCGTCCAAGATACCTTTGCTACCTTTGACGGAATGGGCACTGCAAGCGTCTCTGCGATGACTCCAATTATTAAGCAGTTATTGGGCATCCATCGCCCACAGGTCGCGTAGTGCCCTACACAGACCTGCTGAACGAAGCCATAGATGATGTGGCAGCCAAGATTGCCACAGTCTCTGGTCTAAGGGTCGTAACAGACCCCACCAAGATTGTGCCTAACTGCGTATTTATTGACGCGCCATCCTTCACTGCCTTTGCAGGCAACGGCAACATCCTCAACGTGACGTTCCCAATTAAGGTGCTCGGATCAGGCCCAGCCAACCTGCCGGTGCTACGCCAACTATTAGACATCACAGCCAAAGTCATTTCGAGCAAAGTAATTGTTTTAAACGGACAGCCCACTGCATATCTCATCGGTGGTGCAGAATATCCCTGCTACGACCTAGTAGTATCCGTACAGGCACAGACAGCGTAAGGCAGAAAATGTACACAATCATTAGTTCAAGAATTGGCACACCAGGCGACAAGTTTGAGCCTTCCGAGGGCACCAACATTGAAGCCCTTATTGAAGGTGGCTTTATCAAATCCGACAAAACCCCATCCAAATCTGCTAAAACAGAAGAAACATCTACAGAGGATTAAACCATGGCTTCAGCAACATACCTTTCAAACCCCGGCGTAATGATTAACAGTGTCAATTTGACCGATATGTGTACTAGCGCAACCGTACGAAATCGCGCTTCAGCTCTTGAGGCCACCGCCTTTGGAAGCACATCAAGGTCATACGTGGCTGGTCTTTTCGATCAGGAAATAGTGTTGGATTTGTATATGTCCTATGCAGCCACCGAAACTTACGCAACACTCGCAGCTCTTGTTGGCACAGTTACCACTGTCAAGGTTGCAGTAACTGACGCTGCTTTGACTACCGCCACTGCGACAGCCCCTCGATTTGAACTAGTGGGTACGTATCTAGAGGAACTTCCAGTCATCGATGCAACTTTGGGCGAGTTAAGCACCATTTCAATTACGTTTCGCGGTGGAGTTCTTTCCACCATTGTTTCTTAACTAAAACACCAAGGGAATCCCGACATGAAACTAGAGCTTAAAGCCGATCTAGGCGAAGGCCCATTCACAGTAACAACCAACCTTTGGGCTGTTACCCAATGGGAACGCAAGTTTAAAACGAAAGCGTCAGAGATGGCTAACGGCATCGGCATTGAGGATTTAGCGTTTCTTTGCTGGTGCGCCTGCCAAACCCACGGCATTGTTGTGCCAATCGTCTTTGATGACTTTATTAAGAAACTGGTCAGCCTGGACATTGTGAGCGAGGAAACAGAACGCCCTTTCTCCGAGGCACCTACCGACATTCTTTAGCGGGGGTGCTTATTGCCACAGGCTTCTGGCCACGTGAGATAGAGTTCACCATTGATGACCTCTCGACAGTCATCAAACTCATTAACGAAAGTCGAAAGTAATGGCAACCAACAGTGTTGAAGTTTTAGGTCTTAAAGAGGCGCTAAAAGAACTAAACACGATTGACAAAAAACTGCGCCGCGAAATCACCCGAGACTTCAAGCAGATTGTCCAGCCAGTAATTACGGACGCAAAAACAATGCTGCCTTCTGGAGCCCCATTATCGGGTATGGCTAGATCGTGGAAAGGCAAGTCGGGCGCTGACATTATGTCGTGGTCTGCTGACAGGGTAAGCAAAAACCTCACAGCTTTTACAAGTGGCAAAAGCGTCAGGGAAGCGCCTGGTGGCAGAATGCAAAACCTTGGCATCTTTGGTGTCCGGTGGAAAAGCCCGCAAGCCACAATTTTTGACATGGGCCGTGAAGGCGTTTTAGGTCAAAACTTGACTGACCGTTTCGGCAATCCTTCCCGCGTTATTTACAGGGCCTATAGAGATGCCAGCGATGACGTTGAACGCCAAGTCAAAGAGCTCGTCAATAAAGTCATGAAACTAACTAACAATGCAATGAGGATTCGATGAGCGTCATTCTTAATATCGTTTCGGCTTTTGATGAAAAGGGCATAAAAAAAGCACGCCAGGCTTTTGCACAGCTCGAGACAAATACCCAAAAGGCGACCTATGCCTTAAGCAAATACGGTGGGCCTGCTGCTATTGCCGCTATCGGCGCTATTACTGCTGGATTAACTAAAGCCGTCAAGGCAGCTGCTGAGGATCAGAAAAGCCAAGAGCAGTTAAAGATTGCCCTTGAGAACACTGTCGGAGCTAACAAAGCCCAGGTGGCTGCCGTTGAGGATTCCGTGACGGCACTTATGTTCCAAACGGCTACGGCAGATGACGCTCTTAGACCAGCCCTTGCAAAATTGGTGAGAGCTACTGGCGATGTTACGCAAGCACAGCGCCTGCTAAAAATTGGGCTAGATGTGGCTGCAGGCTCAGGCCGTAGCCTCGAAAGCGTTACCACTGCATTGTCACGTGCGGCACTTGGCAACTTCACAGCTCTCACTCGACTAGGCATACCTCTCGATCAGAACGCTGTAAAAGCCAAAGACCTGGACGGTGTACTTAGCAGCTTGTCAGGCTCATTTGCTGGCGCTGCCACAAAGAACGCGCAAACTTTTGAAGGCCAAATCACAACCTTAAAGATTGCTTTAGGCGAGCTTGAGGAAACAGTAGGTAAGCAGCTAATCCCAGTGCTAAGCGACTACGCCTCAGTCCTTGTCAATTTGACAACAGACACTGGAACAGCTGACACATCAACTAAAAAATGGTTTGGGCGCATTACTACCGGCATTGCCGTACTAGCAAAAAACACTCCTGCTCTTGGGCCATTGCTGACGGCTATTGGTTTAGTCAATAAAGAAGTGGGCCAACAGGCTGACTATCTTAAGCGCCTTAACTCTCCTACTAGCAACGTCACTAAAGTTGTCAAGGAGCTGACAGTTGCCCAGAACGACAACACAGCCAAAACCAACGCGTCAAGTGTTGCCAAAGACAAAGCCTCAGCCGCAGCCAAGAAACATGCTGCTGCTTTAGCAGCAACAAAGGCTGCAGCTAAAGAAGCAGCTCAGGCCATTAAAGACCAGCTGTTAGCCGAACTTGACAAAGCCACAGCCAAACTAGAAACAGCTCAAAACGCTTTTGACAATTTTGCTAAAAGTGTGGGCTCTGCCGTTACAGAATCGTTTGATTTTGGCAAGGCACAAGCTGAGGCTGCAGACAATGTTGCTGATCTAAAAGACGCGCTAGATGTGACTGGCAAACCTTTAACCTTCCTAGACGCGCTTGAGCAACAGGCACAGAAGGCTAAAAACTTTGGAGTCCTAGTTAATCGACTTATCGCTGGTGGCTTATCAGAGGCGGCTTTGACGCAGGTGTTGGCTGCAGGTACTAACAGTGGCACTTTGATTGCTGAGGAAATCCTGGGCTCTGCTGATGGCATTTTGCGCACTAACACTTTGACTGAGGCCATGACTGCCTTGTCTGATCAGTTGGGCAAGAACGCTGCTACTAAGTTTTACAATGCTGGTGTCACGGCTGCCCAGTCTTATTTGGCGGGTATTCAAAGCCAGCTCGGTATTGCACCTGCTGCTATTTCGTCTGGTGGTTTTAGCTTTGATTTTGCGAGCCTTGCAGCTGGTATCTCGGTAGGTGGTTTGGGCACTCTTATGGCGGACGGTGGTGTGGTTACACGCGCTACGACTATTACGGCGGGCGAGGCTGGCCCAGAGGCCATTATCCCTCTTGACCGTATGGGCGAGTTTGGCATGAGTGGTGGCAACAGTGTGACTATCAATGTGAACGGTGGCGACCCTCAAAGTGTGGTAAATGCTTTGCGTACCTACATGAGGCAGAACGGCTCTGTACCTATTCGTGTGAGCAACATTTTCTAGTTATGGCTTTGATTGAGTACAAACTTGAGTATGGGGCGACCTACGCCACCTGTACCAATGTGGCAACCAATGTGCAGGAAGTAACCACAAGTGTAGGTAGGCAGCGCCAATTAAGCCAATATGGCGCAAACACAGCCAGCGTGACTATTCGCTACCCCAACGGTTATAACTCACCGGTTGCTTTATTTGTTACCGATACTTGGGTATTTATATCGGTAAGAATTGATGGTGGTAGTTACACTCGCATTTTTACAGGCAAAATTGCTGATGTACAAGTGAACTATGGCATTCCTTATGTGTCTAGTGTTGGCCAAGCAGATTTTGTGACATTGAGCTGCGAAGGAAACTTTGCTTTGTTGGGCAGGGCACAAGGCAACAATTATGCGATGCCTGCTGACACGTTGCAAAATCAAACTGGTGACGTATTTGATGAGGCTGGACTTATTGTTACTGCTTTTAGTGGCTATGGCGCTGAAACACTTTTTCCAGCAACAACAATTAGTAGCACCTGGGGCGATTGGTTAAATCGAGTCTTACTTACTTTGAATGGACGAATGCAAGACGTTAATGAAACTGTTAAGGTTTTTAATGCTTTCTACAAGCCCACTGCTTTTTTTGGCAACTTTTCTGATACTGCAAATGATGCGACAAACCACACTTACAACAATATTCAGTTTTCTAGTTATGCAGATAATTTTTATACTCAGGTATCTGTAGATCCTGAAAGTTACGCTGTGCAAACAGTTCAGACAGGCGTAGAACCGTATCGGTCATATCTTGTGAACACCCTCAATAATTCAACGTCTCAGGCTTTGGATTACGCAAATTATTTGCTCTCTACTTACAGCACTAAGACTCTTGGTATTGAGTCTGTTACATGCAATTTGAACGGCCAGAACAGCGACATTCCTCGCTATGGGGCAGGTCATATTGGCACAGCTCTTTCTGTGGCTTTTCGAGGCACTACCTACCAGTGTGTGCTTGAAGGCGTGACTTATTCAGGTTCTCCTAGTAATGCTTCTGCTACTTATTATTTGAGTCCTGCTGATCTAAACAACTATCTCATTCTCAATGATGCTGTTTACGGCACGCTGAATAATAACAAGTTAGGATACTAAACATGGCTATAAAGACTTTTACGACTGGTGAGGTGCTCACAGCGAGCGACACCAATACCTACCTGAATAACGGTGGGCTGGTGCTCATAACGTCTGGCATCACGGTCTCGTCTGTTGGTGGAACGGCAGCGACAGTTTCTAACGGCGAAGTAACTGTTGGCACAAGTAACACCAGCGTCACAGTTAGTGGTGCTTTCAGCGCAACCTACGACAATTACAGAATTATTTACGATGGTGGAAGCCACAGCACATCTGCTGCTATAAATCTTCAACTTGGTGCTACAACATCTGGTTATCACTGGGCTTACATTTTCAACCAGTACACAGCGTCAGCAGTAGTAGGTGGAGCAAGTACTGTCGGAATCAATTTTGACTCTGTCGGCCGAGGTGCAACGACTGGAAATTCTTTATCGTGTGATTTGTATGGGCCATTTTTGTCAAAAAGGACTGGAGCCAAATACTTAGGTACTGACTACTCAAGTGCAGGATTCAATGTTTCTGGTAACGCTTTTTTGAATGACACCACTTCCTACACAGCGTTCACAATTCTTACGCCTACTGGCAGCATGACAGGTGGAAAAATCCGTGTGTATGGGTATCGCCAACCATGAAACGCCTAGCCCTGATTAGCCTGCTCGCCATCACCCTCACAGCCTGTGCAGACCGTACAAGAGTCAACTGCGAACGCATCAAAAACAAAGCCCCCGAAACCATCGGAACACAAACACAAATAGGAGGAGGACGCTGTGCCTAAACAACGCCTAACAAACGAAGAAATCAAAGCACGCATCATTCTCTTTGTTGCAGCTGGACTCACGCTCTCATTCGTCATGGCCATTGCATCACTGATCTACGGCCTCCTATTCGTCACCCAACCACTCGACCAAGCACCCAACGATGCCGAAGCATGGGCAGTACTCTCACCAATGCTCATGACCCTTGCCGGTGGCCTCATCGGTGTACTCGCAGGCAACGGCCTCAAAGACAAACCGAAAGACCCACCAGCACCATGAAATACACTGGCTACGACAAAACAGCCACCGCCAAAATGGAAGGCACCGAACGCTTTGTCCAGCTGTGCAGTCGCCGGTGGGGCATGACAAACCTCGGCACCCTAGTAGTACGCCAGATGCGATCAGGTCAAGGCATGTCAGTACACGCCACAGGCCGTGCAGCCGATATTGGATTTGCAGACACCAAAGCAGGCCGCGCCGATGCAGTCGAAGCGATGCTGTGGTTTGTCAAGTACTACAAAGAGCTAGGCATCGAGGAAGTACACGACTACGGCGGTCTGATAAACGGCACCTGGCAGGGATGGCGTTGCAACCGTAAAGGTAAGCCAGGCTGGTTGAAATGGACTGATACCAATAATGGCGGGTCTAAAAACGGCAGGTGGATACACGTGGAGCTGGCAGGCAAAGCCAACGGTGGCCACGCTGAGAACGGTGACGCTCTAGAAGCAGCCTGGCGAGCCCTACCAAAACCAGCCAAACCGTAGGTATCCACCAATAGCAATTTGATTTTGCTATGGTGACAAAACCAACTACAAAAGGAACCCGACATGACCTTTACCGACTTACCACTATTCAGGACTTCAGACCCTGAAACCAGCAGGCAGATAAAGCCGTTACGCGTAGGAAGCCACAGAGCAATTCTGCTACGCCAGTATTTTTACGCCACTCTTGGCTTGACCGATGAGGAAGCAGGCGCTCGAGCCGTCCTAGACGGTCACGATATAAAGGGCTACTGGAAGCGCTGCAGCGATTTACGCACACTGGGACTAATTCAGGACACAGGCGCGCGTAGAGCGCTCCTGAGTGGCTCTCAGGGCATTGTGTGTGCAATTACCCAGCAAGGCATAGACGCTGTAAAGGCCATGTCATGAGCGCAGACGCTATTTTCTGGTGGTCTAGCCTTTTTGGCTTTGCCTGTGGCGTAGGCACGACCTGTGCCCTACTTGCCTGGTGGAACCACCGGTGAGCCAAAAGCCAAAGGTGTACACCTACATACCGTTAGTATCGGCAAACAGGAAATTACTAGTACAGGTGTTTATAGACCCTGAAACAAATCTGATCGTGCAGGCCCAAGTGGCCACCAGGTATGAAACCTGGGGCACGTGGGGATTGCCTACCGAGGTTTTTGAGGATTGAAAAAAATAATGGCTATAGCAATACTCTCGACAGCTCTAATGGCGACACCAGCCCACGCAAAAGAGGAATGGAACCACCCCATGCCTAAGCAGTGGTACATCAAACTCGCCCAGTGCGAGACGGGCAATAATGTGCAGCATCGGACAAAATCGTACGTTACAGCCTTCGGGATTTACCGCCCCACTTTTAACAACTGGGCCCACACATCAGACAAGAAAGCCCACCTACTTACATTTGCCCAGCAGGCTCGCGTTGTCGATCGGATTGCCTACAAAGGCCACACCGAGAATGGGCGCTATCGCTGGCCAGTAGGGCTTTACGGCTGGGGTGCTATAAAGAACAACTGCAACGGCCTAAACGATGACCTATGCAAATCTAACCACCCATCTGTTATAAAAATAAGACGCTGCAAGCGTTAGAAAAGGAACACCCGACATGGACATTGAGGAAGCGTTTGCAATAATGCACCCATCGCTAAATCTGAAACAGATGCAGCACCACGAAAAATGCAACCACGGCCTCAGCACTTGGTTTCCCAAGATGGATTGCAGACAGTGCGAATTGCTTGAAATCATTGATGTATTGCAAGCACAGGCACAATCGTTGAGCACAGAAATTGCTCGTCTGGAAAGGGTGTATGCCGGTGGGCTTTGATCTGGAGTCATACGAGCCCGTAGCCAGCAGAATCCAACGTTTCTACGAGGGCTATCCAAATGGGGCTATCCATTGCGAGATAGTGCACGATGACGGCAAGCGAGTTTTGGTCAAAGCAACAGTGTGGCGAGACATAAACGATGCTCAACCGTCAGCTGTGGACTTTGCTGAGGAGCATCTATCTGATCGCGGCGTGAACGCCACCAGCAGGGTAGAAAACGCCTGTACGAGCGCCACAGGCCGAGCCATCTCGATAGCAGCGCATGGGCTTGGGCCTAGCGATTGGACTAAGAAACCTAGCCGTGAGGAAATGGGCAAAGTTCAGCGCATGACCACGACTACCAGCTCTGATGGTGTCACTACGGAGCGCCCAGCGAACGCACCAAGCGATAAGCAGGTATGGCTCTATAAAAAACTGCTCAAAGAGGCAGGCAAGTTGCCACCATTAGACCTGGCATCTTGGGACAAGTTCAAAATCAGCAAGGCCATTGAAGCCCTCAAGAACAATGAGCCCGAGGAAATTCCACTGCCTGAAGAGGAGCCATTCTGATGACTGAGTTTCTAGGCCTCGTAATCATGGTGTTCAGCGTGTTCATGACTGGGCTTCTACTTGGTCAGGCAGGCAAGAAATGATGCCCTACGGCCTTAATGGGCACTACCACTACCCCGACTGTGAAGCAAAACTAAACAGCGACCCTGACTGCCACTGTGCAGGCAACATGGCTAAACAGCTCAGCGTGCTCGCAGAGGAATGTGGCAGGCTCATGCGAGTCAATCGAACTTTAGAAAGCCAACTACGCCGTGCCACCCATGACTGAAGCCTCAGAGGCCATTTTTCAAGACCAGGTGATACGCCTCGCCAAAACGCAAGGCTGGCTAATCTTTCACGCGTCACCCAAAATGGTACGCCCAGGTGTATGGCGTTCTGATGGCCGTGGCTTTCCCGATTTAGTTCTCGTGTCTATGCGTGGCCGTGGCCTTATCTTTGCCGAACTTAAAACAGACCTGGGCAAACTGAGTGAGCACCAGCTCGACTGGGGCGAAGCAATACTTACTGCCGGTGGGGAATACCACGTATGGCGACCACAGCACCTGCAAGCCATCGCAGAAAGACTCGGGCCACAGTGATCAACTTCTGGTATGGCCTGCTATTCTGCCTCGGCATCGCAGCAATCCTTAGATTACGCAAACCCTAAACAACTACATACGACCACGGCCTCGTAGGGGATTGCACTCTGCAGGTATAAAACACGGTGACGTGGGTAGAACTGGCGCGCCTAACCACCTGTGATGACTTGACGTGAAGGGCTGTTAGGGGAAGTCGCCAGTGCAGC